CATCTTAGCGATAGAGACTTCAACATCTAACTTCTTCAGTTCATGTTCTCTTTCAAACTTCCTATCTAAGATCTTTAAGACCTCTGGTGCTAAACGGAAAACACCACCGATAAGAGCACCGATGAGTTCAAACATTCATGTAACTCCCAAGAATGTCTCTTACAACGCTTGATCTAGGGTAACTTACCTCAAGACCACGTTTAAGCATTTCTTTCCTTATTTCCTCTTGGGAAGGTTCCCCAGGTTCCATAGGAGCAGTCATTGGAACAGGTGTCATTGAAGGCTCTGAAGGTGTTTCTGGAGATATTTGAGGGCCAGCGCGAAGTGCTGTAGCTGCTGAGTATTTACCAACAGATTCAATACCACGTTGAATGATTTCAGACCTTGGCTTCTTCCTCTGTGATTCTCTAAGAGCAGCGTTAATGTTAGGATCAAAAAATACTTCAGCTAAAGCCTGTGGCGATGCTACATAGTCTCCAAGACCTTTTACAGTATCCATGAATATTTTAGCTAAGTTACCAGACTGTGCTGTTCCTCCTAATGCTCTTGTTGTAGCGTATGCTTCACCACCAGACATCATTGAAGTACCACCTGATCTACCCTCAGACTGTAAAGCCTTTTGCATAAAAGTCATTGCTTTGATTGCATCAGCTTTATCTGTTCTAGTAGGGAATAAAAAGTCAAAAGAACCTTCCTGAATACCTTTTAAGGCTGCTTGTATGTTAAACGTAGGTGTATTAGCAGCAGCACCTTTGATATCCGCTTTAGACAAGATATCTTGAAACAAAATACCACGTACTTGATTAGCCACATCAGGGGCTTGTTGACCTAACGTATTGAACACAATAGTTTGCTGAGACTTTGGTAGTGACGCTAACTTTGTAGCTACATCTTCAGGAACAAGGTCAGTAACACGTTCTACATCGAATGTTTTTGTAATAGGATAGTTAGCAAACTCTTCAATCTTTCTGATGTTAGCGGCAAAGTTATCTCTAGCAGTTTTTAATTTTTCAGCACCAGGAATGCCTTGATCAATAGCTTGATCTAAAGCGTCCTTATAAGCGTTTAATACTTTTCTAGAGAAATTCTTTACCTGACCTAAAGCAACATCGGAAAACATACTTGTTCCAGGAACATCAGCTAAAGAACTAGCCCCTTTAAAGGCTGCCTCACCCCATGCTGAAATATTATCTTGTAATCTACCTATATCAATTTTTCTTGCTTTATCAGCAACTGCTGGTATTATTGTTGTTGCTGCTGGTTGACCACTAGGTCCAAGAATAGTAGATTGAACAACCTGTTCAGGACTTCCTTCCTCTAAAAATGATTTTCTTATTTCCTGTAAAGCTCTTATAAACGAAGCATTCTGAGGTATTTCTGGATTTAATTCAGCAAGTTGTTTATCTACTAATTGTAAAACAGGAGTTGTATCAATTCTACTTGGCGACTTCCTTGCAGCACCGAAGTCTCTCTGTGCTTGTGATTTAAGTTGACCAGATAAAGCCGATCCAAAGTTGTTGAAAGAAGTCCATACTTGGTTTGTCAGAGCCTCTGGATTAACATTCATGTTACCAGCTCTGTTAAACAAACCACTTAAGTAGTTACGAACATCCTCAGCTTGTTTAATGTCAAATTGACGAGGAAGATCACCGCTTTCTGCTGTGGCTCTAACACGTTCCTCTTTAGCTAGCTGTGCTCTGTTACCTGTGAATTGTCCTGGAGTAAGCCTACCAACATCTAAGATATCTGTTACTGATTGTGTTTGCATGCCTTCAGGCTTTAGCAACTGACTTCTACCAGCTCTTAAACCACCAGCAATAGCGTATGGAGAAGCCTGTAATGCAAACTGTGCAGCAGGAGAGTCAGGCGCTATAGTCTGTGCAGCCATGCTTGTAGCACCAGCTACAGGAGCCTCTATAGCAGCAGCTCTTAGACCTGTTGTACCTGTGATACCAGGAAGACCAGCAGCAACTAAACCAGCAGCAGGGGCGGCGGCAGCACCAAACTCATAAGCACCGCGAAAACCAGGAATAGTATTTAAGTCTACTCCTGTAATATCTTTGATACCTTGAACCATACCTTGTGTAGAAAATGCTGAAGGATCTTTCTTTTTCTTTAGGTAATCATACAAGTTACCCCACCCACCGGCAAGATCTAAAACACCTTTAGCACTACCCTTAGCTAATGATTCACCAAAGTCTCTAACATTCTGTACAAATGTCTTTTCCTGTACAGGATAAAACACTGATCTACCTTGTTTACCAGCCTCTCCTATAAACGCATTAGGATCTAAACCACGTCTCCGCATCTCTGCTTCAACGGCTTCCATTTCCTGAATGTTCATAGCCATTATTAACGCCTTCCGCTTATGTAAGCATCAATCAGTTCTTGATCTGTCATCTTAGTTACGTCTTTAGTTGGTTGCGGTGAGATGGTAAGCGGTGTTGTCGGCACATAGCCTGATAAACCTTTCTTACTTGTTAAAGCATATTGTTCCATACTATTAACTTCTTTTATGGTCTTATTTGCTTTGTTCTGAAGGAATGTAATTAGTTGGGCTCTTGCTTGTGGACTGTTTTCTAGCTGAGGGATAATTTTAAGAATAAAGTCCCTATCTGAAGAAGATGGTTGTGTGCCTAGTGGTTTAATCTTAGAAAGAACTAAGTCACCAGCTTGTTTTATAAAGTTTTCAGAATTAGCTAACTTTTGCACATCTGAAGATCCAAGTAATCCTATGGTATTAAGGAAATTAGCTACACCAACCCTTCCAGATGCAAACGACCCGCTTGTAACTCCTTGAGCATTACGTTCAGCCATTGCATTCAAATTTTCTAACTCTCCAATAGCTGACTGACGAAGTACTCTTGCTTTTTGTAATGTATCTGCATCTGTTTTACCTAGTTGTTTTAGAAACTCTGATTCCTGTGCTGTGTTAACATTTACAGTAGTACCAGAACTTTCTCTAACTGCACCACTATAGGGTACTTGTTCGCCTTTAGCATCAATAATTACTTGTTTGTTTGTATTAGGATTTAAGTAAACAATTTGACCTGATGTAGAAACACCAACTTTCTTAAGCTCTTTAGCCTCTTTAGGTGCTGTTGGGGCAAACGAACTCTGTTTATCTAAGTATTTAGATATCTCTGCTATCTGTGCTGTTATCGCTTCTTTCTCAGCATCATCCGTTGACATGTTTAACAATTGTTGAAGTCTGTTTCTTTCTTCTTGTAAACGAACAAATTCTGGTCGCTTCTCTTGACCTGCTGCTTCACCTTTCCTCTGTGCCTCTGTTGTCTGCGCCTTACGAAGACCAATGGTAGCTTCTTTCTCTTCCTTTTTCATCCTAAGATCAGTTAACTTCTCTGAAGCCTTTAGAGCCTGTGAAGTAAACCCACGTTTGTTAGCTTCTTGTACAAACAATTCCAATGCTTTCTCTGGATCTGATCCATCCCACTGAGAAGCCACTGCTTTCTTAAGCTCATCCATCTGTGTTGCTTCTTTCAAAGCAGGGTCTTCTATGCCGAACAAACCAGCAATACTTCTACCAGCACGTTGTCCAGCACTAGCAGCTTGATACATCAAACCTTGACCAGGAGCAAACTGTGCTTGACGCATAGCCAACTCTTGGTCAGCCTTTTGTTGTTGAGCTAAAATATCTTGCGGTGAAACACCAAACAAACCAATGTCCTGTTGTTGTGCCATGATTTATCCTATAAAAACAATCCTATGTCTTCATTCCCAAACCCAAAACCAGTACCAAAACCAGCAGAATTTAAGTTACCAGCAGCATTTGGGTTTGTAAAATAATCAATACCGCTTTTCACGCTATTCAACAAACCAGGAACATTAACACCACCCTGTCCTAAAATATTATTAGCTGCATTAGTTCTACCTACTGCTAACGCATCTAAAGCAGCTTGTTGTGCTGCTAAGTTAGAAGCAATACCAAGACGTTCTGTTTGACCTGTTTGGCCTAATCCAGCAATACCTGCCTGTACCGCGTTAGTGTACCCTTGTGCAGCAGGTTGAGCAAACAATTGAGCAGCAGCTATCCTACCTTGTTGAGCCATTTGCCCTAACTGTGCTGATTGCTGTTGTTGCTGTGCCTGCATAGCTAACAAGTTACTAATAGGACTGTACGCAGCATTTCCTTGTCCGATTAGTGTACCTCTTTCACCTAAGGCAGCTTGCCTAGATTGTAGTTCTCTTTCTAGTTGTTGACGAGCTATAGCTTGTTCTTGTGCTAACAGTTCAGGTGCAGATGTTGTTATCTCTCTTCCAGTAACAGGATCTACGGTACTACTTAGTAAACCGAGCCTACCTTGTGCTCTCATCCTCTCCTCTAGGGCAAGCCTCTGACGAGCAGTTTCAGGAGCAGACAAAGCAGCTACTTTGTCGTAATAATCTTTAGCTAACTGATCAACGTTAGTCATCTCAGCAGCCTGTGCAGACTGTGCTGCTACTCTAGCGAATGGGTTGTATAACGCTTCACCAGCAGCAGTTAAGTTAGTTTGTAAAGCACCTGTTTCAGGGTTTACAGTAGAACCAAATAACTGATTAGTAACACCATAAGGTGTAAACTGACCAACCATTCCAGCAGCTTCTTTACCAACATTGTAAAGGCCTTGCTGTCCGAACAGTCCTAAGTTAGTGTACTTACTTTCTAACTCACCAGCTAACTTACTATATTCTTCTTGACTTATCTTTCCTTGATCACGTAGCTTTTGTGCAGCATCATTAACTAATGCTAAGTTAGCGCCGGCAGAGATAGTATCAGTAAGTAACCCTGGTATTGTTGTTTTACCGTCATTAAACAGTGAAGTTGCTAATTTAGCAGCGGTGGTAAGGGCAGTTGTTGGTGTTGCTGCTTTAGCGGCATTAGCTGCTGTACTTGCTAAAGTGCTCCCTGCTACTGTTCCTGCTAACGCATTAGCACCTGTAAGCGCACCTGTAGTACCAGCTGTGATAGCACCACCGCCACCTACGATGTTACCTGCTGCATCTACAGCACCTAGTGCAGCCGTATCTGTTGCTGTTGTTACTCCAGCGGCAACTGCATCAGTAACGGACAACCCAGCAGCAACATTACCAGCAGCTACGTCAGCGGCTATGTTTGCAGCCGCTGCTGTACCACCAGCAGCCAATACAGCCTGCTGAGCTGATAAAGCAGCTTGAGCGGCAGCTCCTTCTACACCAGCAACAGCTAAACCAGAAGAGGCTGTAGCACCAGTAGCACCAGCACCAAAAGCCTCTCCAAGAAGAGTAGGAGCATACCAAGCAGCGGCAACAACAGCAGCAGGTTTAAGTATGTTATCTCTGAATTGTAGCCAACTGCTTGGCTCTACTTTATCAGACTGAAGTGTTAAGTTAGCTTGTCCTCCAGGTGAAGTACCAGGAACCATGAAAAGGTCATAACCTTCAATGTCACCTGTTTTACCTCCAGTTTTACCTAACTTAAGTGAACCACCTTCAGATACTTTAGCTTCCTGGATAACATTACCTGTAGTACCGTCAGTATACTTAACAACAGCATCAGGACCATCACCAACAACCTGTGCTGATAACTTAGAAGGATCGGACACACCTAGTTTGTTAAGTTCTAAGAACAAGAAAGCAGCATCTCTGGCAAACAAATTACCAAACGGTGTATCTATCTTACCTTTGTCATAGTTTTTTTCAGCAATCTTTGATGCTTGATCAAACAACTGCTGTGTAATGTTCGGAGTGCCAACAGGTGTTGCTAATATGTTGTTTAAGGCAAGAACTTTATCTAATTCGGTTAAAGTAGAGATACTCATCAGTATGTCCCATCATCATAAACAACACCACCAGTTGGTAACGTCACAGTACCAGTGAATGTTGGTGAAGCTAGATCTGCTTTGGAAGAGACAGCAGAGGCAATGTTGTCATACTCTGTGTTGATCTCTGTACCTTTGATTAGCTTAGCTGGGTTACCCGTCACTAAAGAATCTTTAGCAGCAAAGTTGGTTGTTTTTACATAGTTACTCATGCAAGTCTACCTGTTTTGAAGTAAACATCCATCTGTTGAATAGAAAGAGAATCTGCACTGATGTTAGCCTCTATACCAATCTGAAATACCCTACCAGTACCATTTAAGCTAACCTTAGCGTTGTTTACAAATGCTCCGCTGTTGTATTCAGCAATGTTGTATTCGCTTATGTTGTATTCTGATCGTGTTGTACCACCAACATTGTTAATCTGTGTGGTTGAATACAATGAACCATAATCAGTAGCAGAATACAAGAACACGTTAGTGTTTAAACCACCTATAAGAAACAAAGATAACTTCTTCAGCATCTTTAACACTGATGGTGCAGAAGCATCTAGGTGTGCTGTGTAGTATGCGAACCTAAAAGAGTCACCATTGTCAGAAGGTAAAGCACCATAGTCACCAATGTACGATATACGTCCTAAGTACAACTTCCTTGTTGAAGTAGCTGCTAATGACTTAGGTGCTATAGTCCACTTAGTGACTCTACATGAGTTATCTTGTAACCTACCCTTTAGATCAAAACAGTATGATACTCCTGCTGTAGGTAATGATAACAGATAGAATCCATCCTTTTCATAATACACTGAGCGAATGTCCGAAGTACCGTTGTTGGTGTTAACATCAGCAATAAGATCATCTCTTATGTTCTTTGACACATCGAACAAAGGAGGAGACTTCTCTTGTATGATCCTTCCTAAGCTACGAACACCTGTATCAGATAAGAAAAAGATATCAGTACCGACATCTTGTATTGAATCTCTAGCGATACACCCTACACCATCAATAACCTCAACCAGTGATAAGTTAGATGATGGATCTGTTGTAGCACCTGTATAGATAACAATAGATCGTTTACAGAATATAACTAAGTAACCGTTAAAGGCTGCTAATGCTACGATGCTGTCAGTGCCATTAGTGAATGCTTTTTCAATGTTAACAGAACCAGCATTACCTCCAGTCCATTTATGACCTACTAACGCATCTGACCACCATACAGTGGTTTTGTTTGATGTTGTATCAGCAACCCACAACCTACCATAAGCAGCTAACACTTCATTAGCTAACTGTACAGTACCTGAATAGCCTGCGTGTGCTGACAGTAGTGTCCATGCGTTAGTGGTATGTTCAAATACTAAGGGATCATGAGCACGTTGAAAGAAGTACGTATGTCCGTTAAACGTTACAGCCTTCCAGTTCTGTGCTGTCCAAGCAGAACCGTTGTATACCTGTGTTAGCGTAGACGTACCAGTGAATATCTTGTTATTACCAATGGATGCAATGATTGGTGTACCATCAGTCTTAATAATCTCAGTAATCAGTGTTGGCTCTGTGTTGCTGTAGCCAACAGCACTGTTTAGGTTATCCCATCCTTTTCTGCTAGCAATACGACCATATTGATCAATGACAGCATTTTCTGTTCTTAACGCAAACTCTTTAGGAAGACCTAGTGAAGAGTCTTGTGTGTTAAGACCAGCAAAGCCAGGCGCTACTATGCTAACTGATTGTAAAGGAGCGGACATTAAACCCACTCCCAAGTAGTTTCATCTTTGTATCTTTCTGCTTCAATGGCTATGTATGATGCCACTGCTTTACGATAAAGTTCTCCCTGCTGTTCACTTAAGCGACCACCATCTTCACCACGTTCGTTGATAGCTCTTAAGTAAGCACCTTGGATAACTAACTCTGACGGTACATAAACAGTTGTTGATGCTGTCTCAAGATCTGTTTGTGGTACAACACAGTCTACCTTAACCGTTAGTGTTGATGCTGGTACAGGCCATAAGTCAACAGTTAACACACCTGTAGAACTAACAGAGTTACCTACAGCAAAGTTCTGTGGTGTACCAGAGGATTGTGCTTGTGTGTTATTCCATATGTGCATCTGATCCTGAGATACTTGTGTGATATCTCTATAGACAGATGGTATGTAGACAGTTAATATCTTACTTCTAGGGTTTGTGTCTGGTATCTGATAATTCTGAGTACCGCTAACAGTAGTGATAGTCTTTGTGGTACGAAGCACTGACCAAGACCAAGCATCCTCAATCTCACGCTTAGCCTCGTTAACAAAGTCACCAATTAACTTAACATACGCATTGTCAATAGGGCTAGCAGCCTCAGTTTCTCTTAGCCTTCTTAGTACGCCGTTGATGCAGTCTAGATAAGTAGCCATCACCATTTCACCTTATCAGCCCAGTACGCAGCAGACATCTTACCTTTTTCTATGTTTGCTGCATGACGAGCCTTAAATGATTTATTCCTTGCAGTACCCTCAGGAGAACCTTTAACGCCTTGTTGACCGAAACGAATCGTCTTAACTTGATCACCGTCCTTTGCTACAACAATGTGGCTTTTGGTAGGATGGTCTGGTGTTCTTTTAGGTTGATTATATCCAGACACTCCCGCTCTTACTAACCTAGAATCTTTCATTTCTTTTTCTTCTTAGCCATACCAGCCTCTGACAACGCAATAGCAACTGCTTGTTCGCGAGACTTAACTAGTGGTCCTTTCTTACCACTGTGTAGAGTACCTTCTTTGTACTCTCTCATAACTTTACCTACCTTAGCAGGGTTCTTCTTCATGACGGGTAACCCATCTTACGTTCTTTAGCCTTCATTGCTTTAGATTCTTTTTTCTCGTGCATCTTCTTTGCTGTCTTTGACGCATACTCTTCCGCTTGTTTCTTTCCTTTAGCTGTGTATGGAAACTTCTTAGTCCCTACTGTCGGCATTTGTGTTCTCCTTCTTTCCAAACATACGTTGTACTGTATCTGTTTCCCATATCCGTATAGCAGTCCATATGATAGTTAAGATAGCTGCTATGGCAGGGATTAGCTCTGCTAGCGTCCCTACAACAGTGATAATTGATAAAGCATCACCTAACTGCTTTACATGTTCATCAGCTTGCAGTGCCATGTTAGTTTCCTAACGACTGTATCTGCTGTTGTATTGCTTGTAATTGAGCTAACAGGTCTTCTTTAGTGGGTGTTTGTGGTTGTGTAATTGTTACTGGCAAAGGCTCTGTAAACGTACCATCAACATAACCCCATCCTGGTCCTGCGAAGTCCGGACAAGGAATCCATCCTTGCTGTACTGCGTATGCTTCATCAGCTAACGCTACATTGTCAACGACATGATCTTTAATGATTGCCCATCTCATAGCATCACCTTACCAAGTATAGACACGGCAGATACCGTTACCGCCATTGCCACCAGCACCAGAAGCATATCCGGTTCTTGAAGCGCCACCTCCTCCACCTCCTCCTCCGTAAATGCCACCTGCACCGCCAGCAGCACCTGCACCGCCTGCAACAGCAACACCTGCGCCACCTCCTCCACCTCCTGTACCACTTAAAGTAATAGCTTGTTGAGAACCTGCACCACCAGCAGTACCTATAGCACCGGCAGTACCGCCAGATGCGGTTGTGTATGCTCCTCCTCCAGCCCTTCCAGCATAAGATATTGGTGTAGAGTCTTGATAACCACCAGCCCCACCTCCTCCAGCACCATAAATAGATGGTCCAGCATCAACACTGTTGCCGACATACGTTCCAGACCCAGCACCGCCACCATATTCACCGCCAAAAGCGCTATATGCGCCACCACCAGGGGCAATATATTGAGTTCCATATTCAGCAAGAGCCCTACCAACGTAAAGTAAAATTGTGCCGCTCGCTGTCCCAAATAGAGGGTTATAACCGCCACCGCCTCCATAAGAAAGCCCTGGCGAAGAACCAGCATAACTTCCACCAGAGCCGCCACCACCACCATTAACAGATAAATAAGAACCAAATGAGGAGTTTCCACCTGCGGTCCCTCCGTTGCCAGTAGTGTCTAATGTTAATCCAGAGGATAAAGCTGCACCACCAGTTCCACCAGCACCTATTGTCACTGAAACGGTTGATGTTAAATCTGCTGCACGAAACATATACGTTACTAAACCGCCTCCTCCACCACCAGCCCCGCCACCAGCATTTACTTGTTCTCCTGGAGGATATGTGGAGCGTCTTATACCGCCACTAGCACCACCGCCACCACCACTCCAAAGCTGTACTAACACAACAGTAGCACCTGATGGTTTAGTCCAAGTACCGGAAGCAGTAAATTCTTGGAAGTTAACTGATGCTAAGGGAAGGGCAGTGCTGTTTGTAATGTTAACACCACTAATGTTACCACCAGTGATGTTTACATTGTTGGCATTCTGTGATGCTATCGTACCTGTTAGTGTTTGAACGTTAGTACCATCACCAACAAACAGTTTCTTATCTGTTGTGTTAACAGCTAGTTGTCTATTTTCTAACGTTGTTGGTACTGCACCAGCAGTAGAAGATCCTTTGATCTTAAGCGCCATGTCAACCCTCTTTAGTGTTCTTAGTAACCTTTTGTTTGTTCGTTTCTTGTTTTGGTTGTTCTTCTTTTACTTCTTCGTAATCAGGATGTTTTCTCATCTCAGCAATATCAAAGTCATACTCAACATTCATTAAGTTGTTTGACCATATACATCTAAAAGTGACCATAGTAACCTCTTATAAAAGAGAAGCTGCCGAAGCAGCCTCTCTATAGTGCTTGTATTAGCTAGGAATGATCAAAGCAATACCAGCATCGTTGCGAAGCTCTGCAACACCGTACAGTGTATCAGCAGTGTACAGCGTAGCCAGATACTCTTGCTTGTACTGAGCCTGTGAGCGAACAGCCATCTGCTCTGCAAGGACTAAAGCGTCTTTGTGGAACATCAGGCAAGCACGAGGAGCAGTACCAGAAGAAGCATATGCAGTGTCAGCATTGCTAGAAACAAATACCTTAACACCGTATACATCACCAATCTGACCGTTACGGATGGTGTTGTTACCACCTTGCTCACCGACAAATGCCTGCTCAGTGAAACGAGCAAGACCCATCATGGTGTTACGAGCAACAGGAGGAATAACAAAGTAACGACCATCTTGAGGTACGTTAGCATCATCAAGGCGCTGAATAGTGCGACGAATAGCAGCATCAGTCAGTGCAGTTGCATTACCAGCACCAGCACCGCCTACGAATGCTGTAGTACCATCACCACCAATGTAGGCAGTGGTTGTACCAGCAACACTGTAGTCGCCAGTAGCGCCAGCAGCGTGTGAACCGTTGAACAGACGACCAATCTGGATAAGATCGCTGTCAATCTGAGTTGCTAGAGCATAACCAGCATCTTCAGTGTAGAAACGACGAAGCGATGACAGTGCCTGTACTTCAACGATGTCTTCGATAAGACGTGAGTACTCATAATGCTTGTTGATGTTGACCTGAACTTCAGATTCAACGTTAGCCTGAATCGTTACAGCAGTGTTGGCTGCTTTAGCGAACGCTGCACCACGGGTGGGGCTAGGAATATGAAGAACATCACCTTTCTTACCACGCATCGTCATTTTGTTGACGAGGTTAGCCATGACAAGGTTCTTCTTGTAGGCTGCGATTATTTCATCTGACCAAATCTCAGGGATAAATTTATCTGCGTTGGTCTTGTTTACAATGGAGGAACTACCTCCAGGATAAGCGGCTGAAGCCATTTTTAAGTTTCCTTTAAGTTAGGTTATCGAACCCTACCTTCACTGTAAGCTAACATGATGTCATCTTGTAAAGCCATATAGCGATCAGGGTCAGTTAATTGAAGCCGAATAAGGTCTTGACGACGATAAATTTTCTTGCTCTGCTCACCTGTAGCGCCATCAATAGATACAGTAGCTGCTTTCAATGTTCGTTCTCTTTGATCTTCTAACTGCTGTGCTGCTTGCTGTACAGTTTCCTGCTTAGCTCTCTTCAATGCTTTGAAGTTAGTTAACAACTCATTAGCTGAATCAAAATCAAACTGATTGTTAGCTTCTATGTATAATCTTTGACGAACTGGCGAAGACTTAACCCATTCAGCGAACTCAGGATCAGAAGAGATGTCTGAGTAATCTGGATGAGTTTGAGCGAGCCTGTTTGCTGTTTGCATCCTTGCCATCTGTGCCGCAGCCTGTTGAGCTTGTAGCACTGCTGGATGTGTTTCTACTGCTTTATGTACTGCCTTAACAGGATCGGCAAAAAAGTCAGTATCATCTTCGATGGTTTTATGTGCAGTTTCCTGCGGTGTGATTTGCCTCTTGATTAGTTCATCCGCTAACTTACGAACTTCACCAACTTCTTGTGCTTGACGACCAATTAACTTTTCAGCCTCTTGGTGCATCCTAATGATGTCATCTAATGATTTACCCTTATACTTCTCAGGGATCACAGGTTCCTGTGTTGGTGCTTCAGCCTTTACTGCCTCTGCTTGAAACTCATCGTTAGTGGTGTCTTCATCTAAAGAATCTACAAAATTAGCCATCTGTTCTCCTAGTCGGGATAACCCAATTGTTAGGAATTAAAAAAGAATCTAAGTTATCCCTCGTAGTAGGACTTAGATTGTGCTGCTTTAGCTGCCTGTTCGTGAACCTTAGCCCATTTGTCGTAAGCAGAAGGAAAAGCACCAGTGATACCTTCTAATTTACTTCTCGGTGCTGCTAATCGACGTTTAGCTGATAAATCACAGTGTGGGCATTGCACACTTAGTTGATAACGATCAGTAATATGTTCGCTTACATGCCCGTTATCGCATTCAAAATCATTCAGTAATCTCATTAGTTAAATCCTCATAGGCTTTTTCCCAGACTTCTTTCATTGTCAGGAGCCAATCTAATGCTTTTAGTTGACCTTTACGTTGCTGTAGCTCTTCTCCATCATTGATGGTGGTTATGTCCGCTACTGCATCTCTGTACTCTTGAGCATCTTCAATCAGAGTTTTCCATCCAGGATGGCTCATGAGATCAAAGCGCTCTTCGTAGTACTGTGTTAACTTGATAGTATCCATTGTTGTTATTTTACCACACTTGAAATATTGTTGTAAAGTCTCTTGACTATGTTGGTTATTCGTGTTACCATAGTTATTTCGGGAGACTCTATGAAATCATTACACTTTGCTAAAACTAACTTAACACCACAGGAACGTATTGATCTTGTTTATCGTTCAGTGTTGGAAGGAAAAACCACTGAAGAAATCAGAGAACAGTTAGGTAAAGTTAGTAGACAACGTGTTAACCAACTGTTTATGAAGTTAGTTAATAGTGGTAGGCTGACATCAGAGCAACTACCAGGACAAGCCGCTGCTGTCCGTAAACGATTACTTTATAAAGACAAGTGGGGACATTTCCCTGAAGAGTCTGCTGTACGCTATGAAGACTTTTATCAAACCATCAGGGAAAAGTTTAGGCGTAAGAAAGCATCTAACTACAAACATGAATGGGATATATCGTTTGCTGACATAACATTTCCTACTCATTGTCCGATATTAGGTATTGAGTTGGACTATCATGCAGCTCACCGTCAAGATAATTCACCTAGCTTTGACAGGATTGATTCCTCTAAGGGATACGTTAAAGGTAACGTAATCATCATGTCATGGAGAGCTAACCGTATTAAGAATGACGGTACTGCTGAAGAACATCAACTTATTGCTAACTTTATAAAACAATTTGAGAACTAGTTAGCACAGATACCTGTGATGATGTTAGAGACTCAATAACTAACGTAGGCTCTGCTTGGTCATCAAATACAACTGCCACAGGCTCAACAGCCCCCCACGAACCTTCTACCCATGATTTCGTATCGTGCTGCCAATTCCACTGGTAACCTGCTCTGTCTTGTGGCTTAGGGTCACGGATGATCCATTCCCAGTTTAGCCATACAAGTTCCTTGCCTTCAGGAATCTCTGTCGGTGGTGATGGAGCCTGTTGCCAGCCCTCTGTGCCGTCGGTTGTCTGTGATGGGATAGACCCGTTTTTAGTCCAGTACATATCTATCCTTTATAACGTGGGAAACGCTGCTGTTGGTAGGGCAAGGTCATTAGTACCGTTAAAGACCATCTTGCCTGCATTTGCTCCAGTGCCTTCAACGTA